GAAAGTATACTATTGACAGGTGCTATAGATAAATAAATATGAAAAGTATTTGGGATTGGTTAAATCAAATCAACTCAATTAAAGCAGACCCTAACTCCTTTTCTAATAAAGATTGGGAGTTATGGAATAGCTATATGGTTCATAGATTTTTATCCATGAATTCTAATTTTTTGGATATAGTAAATTTTGTTCAAAAAATAAACCCACAAAATAAAAAAGAAATATACTCTGTTTATAGAGAATATATTCCTAAAAATAAAAAGTGGAGTAAATATATTAAATCTAAAGTAAAACAATCAAATAAAGATTTAGTTGAACACTTATCATCGTATTGGGAATGTTCATCAAAAGAAACAAAAGAATATTTAGAATTTTTGGATACTGACGAAATAGGTCGTATATTGATGTCAATAGGATTAGATAAAAAAGAAATAAAAAAAATACAAAAATGATAAAATTAATAGAAATGTTACGTACATCTGCATTAGCAGATAAAGCAAAAGCTCTATTATCACTTGAATTACTTGGTGATAGAGCAGTAGGAATTGGAGACCATACAACAGGAGATTTTTATAAGAATGCTGAAGAAGCACTTGCAATGTTAGTAGATGCTGATGATAGATTAGCAGCAATTGATAAATATTTTTCCCTAGAACAACAAATCAATGGGTGATTCAGTTAAAAAATATTTAGAGGATAACCCACCAGTTGGTCACTTTGGTGCCAACGTAAAAGAATTAGATAAAGTTATGAGCGATAGAGAAATTATGAATGCAAAAAATGGAAAATCATCACCAAGTTTAAATTCTACACCAGTAGAAATATTTGAACATGAGTACCCAATATTAGCAGATGAATTTAAACAAATACAAAAAGAAATGTATGAAATGTTTGCTCGTAAACATATGGATTATGGTTTAAATAATATTGCTTTAGGTGGTGATTTAACCCAAAAAAATGATAAACAATTCTCACTAACTGGATTATGTATTAGATTAACTGATAAAATATCACGTTTAAAAAACCTATTAATTAATGGTAGGTCATTTGTTGAAGGTGAAGGTATGGAAGATACATTTATTGATATCGCTAATTATGGCATAATTGGTCTTTTAGTAGGTCGTAACAAATGGAAGAAATAAAATGGCAAAGAGGAAATATGAGGAAGTTGAAGCTACACACTTTACATATGAGGGTAAAAAAGTAGTAGATTGTTTTACTTTTTATAATGAATTAGATATGCTTGAGTTCCGATTAACGGAATTAGATAGTGTAGTAGATATTTTTGTTATAGTTGAAGCAACAAAAACACACTCAGGTTTTCCTAAACCCTTAAATTTCTTATTAAACCAAGAAAGGTTTAAAAAATGGCTACATAAAATATATTATTATGTTGTAGATGATTTACCTTTAGGTGAAGATAGTAAGCATGATTGGTTTAGAGAAGAATATCAAAGAAATGCTATAACAATACCTTTAAGTCATTTATCATTAAAACCTCTTGATATAGTGATAATGTCAGATTTAGACGAAATAGTTGATATAAATACAATTCAAGATTTTAAAACTTCAAGTGTACCTTATGGTGCTGTAGGAATGTGTATGGATTGGTATTATTATAATTTAACTACCAGATTAAACTATGTTGAAGATCCAATGAAATCAACTAAAGCAAAAGTTTTCCATTATGAAACATTATTTAAAGACCCACTATCAATGTCTGAAATTAGACATGCAGAATGGTTTGCCGTTTTAGAAGGTGGTTGGCATCTTACATTTTTTATGACTGAAGATAAAATAATTGAAAAATTAGAATCATACGCACACCAAGAATTTAATACTGATGACATTAAAGATCCTAAAAAGATTAGGAGCTTAATAACTGAAGGAAAAGATATATTTCCTGAAAGAGAAGAAAATAATTATTTTTATCAATTACCTATTAAAGATAATAATTATCTTCCAAAAAACTACAGATTTTGGCTAGAAAAATCCCGAACATTGTAAAGGAAATAAAGAATAACCCACCTGCTGGAATTAATTTTGCATTCCAAAAGAATATTAGTTATTCCCAAATGTCTATTTTTAGAGGTTGTCCTCATCGTTGGAAACTCCAATATAAGGACAAAATCAAAAGATTTACATCATCTATTCATACTGTATTTGGAACAGCAGTACATGAAGTAATTCAACATTATTTAGACGTAATGTACGAAAAATCAGCAGCATATGCTGATAGGGAAATAAACATGGAAGAATTGTTCCAAGAAAAATTTATTAATGAATATCAAAAACAATATAAATCAAACCAAAACGCTCATTTTTCAGATGCTACAGAAATGAGGGAATTTTTTGAAGATGGTATTGCTATATTAGATTGGTTTAAGAAAAAACGTAGCAGATATTTTAGTAAAAAAGGTACCTATTTAGTAGGTTGTGAAGTACCGTTAGTAATAGCACCAAATAAAATGTATAGTAACATATTATACATGGGGTATCTAGATGTTGTAACGTATTGCGAAACAACAGATACATTTAAGATAATCGACATAAAGACGAGCACAAAAGGTTGGGGTGATTATGCTAAAAAAGATGAAAGCAAACAGTTCCAATTATTATTATATAAACAATATTTCTCTGAACAATATGGAGTACCATTAGACAAAATTGAGATTGAGTTTATGATAGTTAAAAGAAAAGTACTAGATGCAGATGATGAAAAATTAATGTCACCTTATCAATCATATAGGGTACAACAATTTACACCACCTAGTGGAAAAATTAAACTAGGTAGAGCGAGGAATGCGATTCAAGATTTTATACATGAATGTTTTAATTCTAATGGAGATATAAAAGATGTTATTTACCCCAAGACACCTTCAAAGTGGACGTGTAATTTTTGCCCTTATAAGGAAGAAAAAGAATTATGTGGAGCGGGTTTAGACTTTTTGTAAATTAGAGGAATATTCATATACGTATAGACAAATATAACAGTTATTAAAAATAAATTATGGCAAATCCAAACAAAATGACACTAACGAGTGTTAAAGTTCAAGCAGACTTATTTGAAAATTTTAAAATTGAGTGTGTAAAAAGAAAATTCTCATTTCAAAAATTAGCAGATAGATCTATTTATCTATATCTTACAAACGAAGATTTTAGAAAACAAATTACAAGTCAAACAAATATCGAACTATAAAATTAAAATTAGATGAATAAAAGTTTTGAACATCTTCCTAAAGATAAAAGGAAGAAAATACTATTAATCACAGATGATATTAGAGTACATTCTGGGGTAGCAACAGTAGGAAAAGAAATTGTAATACATACAGCTCACCATTATAATTGGTGTCAAATTGCAGGTTCTATTAAACATCCTGAAAAAGGTAAAGCATTAGACATGAGTGCAGATGTAAGTAAATTTGCAGGGATAGATGATGCCTCTTGTATGTTATATCCTGTAGATGGTTATGGTGATGGAAATCTATTTAGACAGATATGGCTAAGAGAAAAACCAGATGCAGTATTGCTTATTACAGATCCAAGATATTTCCACCATATATTTAAAATGGAAAGGGAAATTAGAAAAAAAATCCCAATTACTTATTTAAATATATGGGATGATTTACCTGCTCCATTATACAATAAACCCTTTTATCAATCATGTGATCTATTAATGGGTATATCTAAACAAACGGTTTTTATTAATAAAACAGTATTAGGTGACGATATTGAAGATAGAATTTGTAATTACGTACCTCATGGATTGAATTCAGATATCTATAGACCAATAACTGAATTAGACAAAGAATACTCTAATTTTTTAGATTTTAAAAAGAAAGTTCATGGTCCCCAAGAAGTTGATTTTACACTATTCTTTAATTCAAGAAACATAAGAAGGAAACAAATTCCAGATAGTATGTTAGCATTTAGGGGGTTATTAGATTCTTTACCATTAGAAAAAGCTAAAAGGTGTAAAATGATTTTACATACTGAACCTTCATCTGATCATGGTACTAATTTAGTAAAAGTAGCCGAATTGTTATTTGATGAAAAGTATAAAGATTGTATTGTATTCTCTACATCTAAACTACCACCTAATGAGTTAAATTATTTATATAATATAGCTGATGCCCAAATATTATTAACTTCAAATGAAGGTTGGGGATTAACACTTACAGAAGCAATATTAACAGGAACACCAGTTATAGCTAATGTAACAGGTGGAATGCAGGATCAAATGAGGTTCGTCGATGATAAAGGAGAATGGTTTACACCAAATGATGATGTACCTTCTAATCATAGAGGCACTTATAAAGAACATGGTGAGTGGGCATTTCCAGTATACCCAACAAGTAGATCAATGCAAGGATCTCCTCCAACACCTTATATCTATGATGATAGATGTGCTTGGGAAGATGCAAGTGCAAGATTAATAGAACTTTATAATATGGACCCTGAGGAAAGAAAACGAAGAGGGTATGAAGGTAGAAAATGGGCTGTTAGTGATGAAGCTGGGTTTACACATAAACATCAAGCTGAAAGGTTTATGAGTTCTATGGAAGAATTATTTTCAACATGGAAACCAAGAACTAAACATACAATCCTTAATACTAACGAATATAAAGGTAAATTTTTAAAACATAAATTAATATACTAATGAGTAAACCAAGTTTTTATATAAGTTCACCATTTGACACTTACAGTGGATATGGAGCAAGAGCTAGAGATATTATTAAAGCAATTATAGAACTAGACAAATATGATGTTAAGTTATTAAGCCAAAGGTGGGGAGACTGTACTTTAGGATTTTGTAACGAGCACCCTAAATTTAAATTTTTACAATCATTATCAGTACCTAATATACCTAAAGGTGAAAAAGCTGACATTTGGATGCAAATAACCATCCCAAGTGAATTCCAACCAGTAGGAACATATAACATTGGATGCACAGCTGGTATTGAAAGTACAGGTTGTGATGGTGGTTGGATTGAAGGTTTAAATAGAATGAACATGAATTGGGTTTCTTCAAAACATAGTAAAAAAGTATTTGAAAAAGTTGTATTTGAAAAAAGAGATAAACAAAGTAATAAAGTAACAGGACAGGTTAAATCAACAAAACCTATACACGTTGTATTCGAAGGTGCAGATTTAGATGTTTATAAACACTTACCCGCTAGTGAAGTAAAATTAGATTTAAGTAAAATTAAAGAACAATTTTGTTATTTATTTGTTGGTATGTGGATGCAAGGTGATTTGGGTCATGATAGAAAAAATATAGGCCAAACAATAAAAATATTCTTTGAAACTTTTAAAAATAGGAAAAACCCACCTGCTTTAATTTTAAAAACATCTGAAGGTGTAGAAAATTATATGAGTAGGGATAGTATCTTAGAAAAAATTAAGGGT